CATCAGGGGCACCCGTGTCGACACCTAGGGAGGTGCCATGCCGTACGTGATGCGCGAAAGGTCAGGTGGTTCTCTGATCCAGAAGGTCTGGATCGGGACCACCCCTTACCTTTCGCTTGATTCATGTACATCCCACGAGGCTACATATAGCTTTCGTGGGGGCAATCAGTCCGATAAGATTGTCTCCGATCTTAGTTCGAGTGCGAGTCTTTCTGAAAGACTCAATAATAGACGACGTCAGCTTGATGCTTTCGTCGACTCTACATCGAACCGATCGGCTCCGACCCACTTCCTTACTAAGGATGTGGGACACGAGTTCGGACACTCGTCATATTCGATGAGTGTCACAGCGAATACGCTGTACGCACCATCCACGAACAAGTACGCGCAAAACGCGATTTGTCGGCAATACCTTACTCCTTCGGGAGAGGGTAACGCCTACTCAACGGGTATTCGCGGCATTGATTCTTGGATGGCCGATCGAAAGGCAACCCTCGTTGGTAGTAATACCACCTCTGGTCGTCCTGCACAGATTGGAACGCTTCGAGGGACTGCGACGGGTCACATCAACTTGATGAACCCGCTCGCAGCCCAGGCATCTTTCCTCACGACAGCTTTAGAGCTGTTGAAAGGGGATGTGCCTCACCTCTTGAAGCAATTTCGCTTCCATTGGAATACTATGCTTCGCTGGAAAGCGAAGTATAAGAATTTCAAGGATGCCGAGAAGTATCTCGGCAGCGAATTCCTGAATGCGCAGTTCGGCTGGACGCCTATTGTCAGAGATATCGAAGCGGGGGTCAGGCTTCTCTTGGAGCTTGATCGTGCCCTCTTCGTATCTGATGACACTAGACGGAGGCGAAAGACCGTTGTCAACGTAAATCTGTCTCAGAAGACAGATAACGTTACGTGGATTGTCGAACCGCCACTCGGAAGAGTGGATCAAACGAAATGGTCGTCCCGGCTCGTAACTAACAGTTGCGTGCCGAACGCCCTTACGTTCGCGGTTTCGATACCCACGGACCTCGCTCTTTCTTCGAAGGTTTCAGTGTGGACAACCGCACGTTTTGCTACGGGCCTCTCGGCTCGTAGTCAAGACAACGCCTATATCGATCGAGGAATCGATCTACTAGGCTTGCGATTGACACCTGAAGTCCTTTGGGACTTGATGCCATGGTCATGGCTGATAGACTGGTTCTCCAACACGGGAACAATTGTCCGGAATCTTTCGACTCTGGGCCTGTCTAACACCATCCTGAATTACGCCTACTCTACGATGCGCTGGCAAAACCAGAGCACCGCGTGGGCGAAGCCTGTGTCCACTTCCTCCGTCAAATATGGCGGCAACTTTATTCAAGTTGAGAAGATGGATCACAAGGTAAGGATGGCGGCCTCCCCCTTCGGGTTCGGCACAGACCTCAGCTCGCTTTCCGCGGGCCAATGGTCGATCCTAGTCGCTTTGGGCCTAGCCCGGCAGCGATGAGTACAATTCCACAACAAGTGAACAGGAGAAATGATGGCATACTCTGATCCTCAGAGCGTCACTATTGGGACGACCCCCGGAGCTATCTCGCTTGCGCGAGTGAACTCTGGTTCGGACGTCGGGACGTTTTCGAATTACGATTCGAAGACGACCCTGAAGGCATCTACGACCTACGGTCGTCGAAACAGGCACACAGCCCGTATCGACTTCTCGAAGATCGTTACCGATCCTCTCATTTCCACGACTAACGTCCTGGCGAGTGGTTCGGCTGTCTTCACCATCGACGTGCCCCCCAGCGGCTTTTCTGCTGCTGAGAAGAAGGACCTTGCAAAGGCCCTCCTCAACTGGCTCACGGCTTCGACTGATGCAGCTCTTATCAAGCTGCTTGCAGGCGAAAACTGATGACCGATGCGATCCTGATCATGTCCCTCCTGTTTCTGACAGGGTTGACATGCGGGACCGCCGGCATTGCTGTGACTTACGGGATTCTGTCTCGTAAGACGTCATAATATGTGACGTGCTGCCATCATACTGGAACCGATCCTCCTTGAAAGGAGAACAGTTGAAAAGCCAGTCTGACCTCCACCAGGCCGTCTTGAGAGATCAAGGCGGCCTATGCGGCGTCGACACCCTTCAGGACTGTGCAACATTACAGTCCCGAGTTGAACACCGGGGTGAGTCTTTTCTCACCCTGGAACTTCCGGCTCTAGGTCAAGCTTTCGAGCGAGCTCTAGAGACCGGTCTCCTTGAATTTGGCGAGCTTGGGATTTCAAAATCCCATTCTCCGTCAGATTCGCGCCCTGCTTTCTTGCACGGCTTCTGGAAACAAGTGTTCAACCATGAGTGTCGTCTACTACCGACACCGTCCATTGATGCTGTTCGAGCGATCAGGCAGATTTGCCATCTGCACTCTAAGCTCAAGGAGTTACCAACACCTGAAAAGGTGGAGGCTTCTCTCCGACAGTATCTGACGACGGATAAGTCCATCTCCGACGTTGACGTCCCCTCTGAACTCTATCGAGAGTTCAGAGAAACTTCGCGTCGGATCTGGGGGGTCCATTTCTCCCGGATGGAGAAGCGTCTCTATCGAGACTCCTTCCTGTCCAGAGGAAAGCACGGACCCGGAGCAGTTGCGCAGAAACTTACCAGTAATGGTAAGTGGCGTAGCAACGAGTGGACCGAACGACTTCAGTCGTTTTTTCCGGCCCACGAGTACCTGACTTATCGTGGTACAACCTACGATGAGTTCAGATTGCTCCCGCCTGGCGAGGAGTGGCCCGCCAGGGTCATTCCTGTGCCTAAGACGGCTAAGGGGCCACGTATCATCACTGCCGAACCGACTTATAATCAGTTCGTGCAGCAGGGCTTGGCAGCCCTGTTCGAGGAGTGGATGGATATCCACCCTCGTGTTAGCTACGTGGATCAAACACGTAACCAGAAGCTTGCCCGTCAGGGCAGTCTTGATGGTTCCGTGGCGACACTCGACCTTTCCGAGGCGAGTGATCGCATGTCCCTTACCATCGTGAAATTCCTCCTGCGCGATCACCCGTTCCTTATGGGAGCGGTGCTTTCGTGCAGGTCTTCACGATCGATACTTCCAGACGGCACTATAGTGCTGTTGAAGAAGTTCGCGTCTATGGGCAGTGCTCTCACCTTCCCTCTCGAAACGATTGTGTTTTACACAATCATAGAGATGGCGGTGAGGCGCGTCGAGAGTAGACTGCAGACCGAGATCGACAGGTCTCTCTGTAGTGCGTATGGAGACGATCTAATCGT